GAATCGCGGGGGCCCAGAGGACGGACTGGATGACGGCGACGGCGGCGTCGTGGCGCATCTGGTGGTCGTGCTCGGCGATGGCGCGGATGATGGTCTGGTCGTTCTGGAACGCCGACCAGGTCGCGCCGCTGGCGTCGACATAGGTGCCTTCGCGCGAGACGGCCAGCTCCAGGCTCATGGAGTCGAGGATCATGTCCTCCTCCATCTCGACCAGGAACACGAAGGTGCAGTTGGTGTAGGTATTGGTCGGGTCGATATAGTTGGTCCCGATCTGGGTGGTGGTCTTGAAGGGATAGCCGAGCAGCTTTCCCTTATCCATCTCGTCGCGATAGACGTAGAGGCCCAGGGCGTTGAGCAGGTTGTAGAGATAGTTCTTCACGCGCGGATTGAAGAACCAAACGCGCTTCATGTCCGGCACATTGGCGGCGTCGAGGCGGTTGATGGCCCCGGCCAGTTCGTTGGCCACCGTCGCCTGGGTATAGGTCGGGTTCGAGGTGATGAAGTTGCCGCCGGACGCCGCCGTCGACGCCGCCGTGGTGAGCCAGTTGCCGACCGTGCCGCCCAGGGCCTTCACATAGCCGTTGGCGAAGGACAGATAGCCCCGGGGCGTGTCTTGCATGCCGTCGCCGAGAATGAAGGCCAGATCCTCGCGCAGGGCCAGCACCTTGACCAGGTCGTCGCGGACGAAGGCGTCCACGGCGGGGTCGGCGTAGCGCATCATGTCGTTGGAGACCGGGACCAGGGCGGTCAGCTTCTTGTAGCTGGCCACGATCTGGTTGAGCGTCTGCTGGGACGAGCCGATGGCCTTGACCTCGCCGCCGTAGCTGGCGGACGCGGCCGAGGCCTGGCCGGGCAGCGTCATGGTGCCGCGCGGCATGGGGATGACGCGAGGACCCGCGCCGCGCACGACCGCCAGAGGTCGCAGCAGCTCGATGATCTCGCTCATGTAGTCGGGCGGCACGATGAAGCCGCCGGACGCACCGGCCGAGGCGATCAGGGCGCGGGTGACGGGGTGGTTCTCCCCATAGATGGCGATCGACTCCTCGCGGGCGAGGCGCACGTTGCCGTGGCCGCGGCCCAGCATCTTCATGACCCCGCCGATGGCCAGGCTCTTGCTGCGGTCGTAGGGGTCGGTGCGGACCGTAGGCTCGACGCGCGGCTCCTGGCCGGCGACGGGCTGGGCGCCGGCGGCGCTGAGGGCCTGAGCCTCGCGCGCGCGCGTGATCTGGCCGTCGAGATCCTCAACCGCCTTCTTGCGCGTGGCGTAGTCGGCGGTTTCTTCGGTGGTGAGGGTAGGCTTGTCGGCGAGCGCCTTGAACGTGTCAAAGGCCGCGCCGCGCTTCGTGACCAGGTCGAGGACCGAGTCGGGCATAGGGGGCTCTCCATTTGAAGGATGGGCGCGTCTCGCGACGGGCCGGCAACCGTTGCCCAAGCGGCGTTCGGGCGTTCGCCCGGGGGCGAATTTTGGGGTGTGGGGAGGCGCTCCCTTCCCCCTTGATGGGGGAAGGGCCGGGGATGGGGGTGAGATGTCCGCCGAGGTGCGGTTGGTGGTTTTGGCCGCTTGCCTGAGGCGGCGACGAAGCTGAGGGGTCACCCCCAACCCCACCGTCCTGCGCGCTCGTGTACGAGCGCTAGGACCCCATCAAGGGGGAAGGGCTTTAGAGGCTGAGCAGCCCCAGGATCTCGGCCTGGCGTTTGCGGTAGTCGGGGGTCAGGCGCGCGGCGTCGTCGTTCTCGCCGCCGCCGGAATCATCCACCGTCTGGGTCTCCTCGTTGGAGTCGTCCGACACCCCGGCGCGGTCCATCATGTCGTCGATCGCGCCCTGGGCCTTGCGGTGCTTGGCCATGGCGGAGCGGTGCAGTTCCATCGCCTCGTCGTGGGTGGCCTTGGCCTCGCGCAGGCAGCGGACGGTGTCGGCCGACAGGGTCTTGCCGGCGCGCAGCTTGGCGTGGGCCAGGCCCCGGCGGAAGGCGCGCACGGCCGGGGAAGGGGCGGCGGCGATGTGGGCGCGCTCCTCCACCACCAGCAACACGTCGTCGTCATCGTCAGGCGCGTCGGACGCCTCGGGCTCCACGTCGTGGCCGGCCAGGGCCTCGGCGATCTCTTCCTGCGTCATGGCCATCAGGGCGTCGCCGAGATCGGAAAGCACCGCCCCCAGCATGGCCGGCACCTTGCTGGCGTCGCCCTCGATGGCGGCCTCCCACTTGGCCACGTCGATATAGTAGCCGAGCTCCTCGAACAGGTAGCAGAGCTGGGCGACCTGATAGAGGCCGCGGGTGAAGACGATCGCGCCCGCGCGGCCGCCAGTACCGCCCCGGGCCGGCCGCATGCGCGCCGCCACGGCCGTCCGTTCCGTCATAGGTTTGTCTCCATGTGCGCGGGCCGTCACCAGGGCCCCGGCGTCGGCCGGCACGCTGACAAAGGACAGCTCCAGTAGTTCCCAGGCGCTGATCCGCTGGCCGCCCTTGGGCTTCTTCGGGTCCAGCGGCTCCATCTCGATCGGCTCGAAGCCGACCGACACGGCGCGGATCACGCCGGCCTTGGTCAGGCCGCGAATCTCATCCGCCTTGCGCGAGATGCCGAGGGGCGCGAACTTCACCCGCGCCGAGATCTGGTCGGCGGCGACCACGGCGCTGTCGGTGTTGCCGATCGGCTGATCGGGATTGTGCGACCACAGGACGATGGGGTTCGCGCGGTAGTTTTCCAGCCGGCAGCCTTGCGGGATCAGGATATGGCCGTCGCGCGCCAGCGCGTCGGTGGACATCACCACCTCGACCTCGTCGTCGCCCAGGGCGCTGATCTGCGCCCGGACCAGCTTGCGGATCATCGTCATGCGTAGACAGCCTTGCCGGCGGCCACGAGCGCGGCGGCTTCGCCCGCCAACAGAGTCAGGACCGTGCCGGCGGCGATGGTGCGCGGGAAATCGAGGTTGGCGGTCGGCGCGCCGGTGAAGCACGGCCGGGTGGGGAGGCCGGGCGTCGCCACGGTGACATAGGCCGAGGTCAGCCGCACCGTCTTGGTGTAGCCGTGCTCGATGCGCGAGAGGTCGACGTCAATCCCCACGCCGTCGCATGTGCCATGGCGCACCAGCTTCGGATTGATCGTCATGCGAATCTCCAGCACAGGCCGCAGAGTGCGAGGCAGATCAGGCCGGCGATCCGATAGGCGTTCACCCCGCCTGTCACGTCGGCGCGGCCTCGAAGGACCTCGCCGCCAAGCTCGAAGCTGGCCCAGGCGAAGAGGGCGAACGCCACGCCGGCGATTCCGACAAGCACATGGATCATTGGACCTCGCTCTCCAAGTCGGGCGCAGGCTCCCTTCCCCCTCTGATGGGGGAAGGGCCGGGGATGGGGGGTGACCTGTCCGGCGCGATGCGATGGGAGTCTCGAGCGCCAGGCTTGACGCCGCGAGATAGCTGAGACGTCACCCCCAACCCCACCCTTCCCCGATCAAGGGGGAAGGGCCGGGGATGGGGGTGACCTATCGACCGCGGTGCGATTGAGGCATCGAGCGCCAGGTTTTGACGGCGCAACAAAGCTGAGACGTCACCCCCAACCCCACCCTTCCCCCATCAAGGGGGAAGGGCTCTAGTTCTGCGGCGGGTCGGCCGCCGGGGTTTGTTCGGTGGCCTGGGTTCCGCCGGTGCCGGCCGCGCCGTTGCCGACCGTCCCGCCCGCCGGGCGCCCTGCCCCATCCGGGGCCTGGCCGGTGATGTTGGAGCCTTCCGCGGCCATGTTGACCGGCATCATCAGGCGGTCGCCGCCGGGCAGGGGCGCGAGGCCGTCGGCGCGGCGCTCCTCGTTCTGGGTGGTCTTGCCCGACAGGATGTTGAGGCGCGAGACATTGGCCCGGGTCATGACGTCGGCGCGCAGCAGCTGCGACAGGTCGCGGCGGACGAGGAGATCCTCGTCGTCGAGATGGAAGGTCCAGGCGAAGCGTTGTTCGAAGTTCACCGCCCGCTGGGTGACGGCCGAATTGACGTAATCCTGGTCCTGGGCCGGGATGTTCATGCTGGAGCCGCGGCTGTCGGACGCCACGCCCACCTTGTGCGGGGGCACGCCGAACAGGCGACAGACTTCCTCGGGCTGCATCTTGCGCTGTTCGATGAACTGCAGGTCCACCGAGGTCAGCTGCAGGGCGACGGGCTCCATGCCGTCCTCGAGCACCACGGTCTTGCCGGTGTTCTGATAGCCGGCGTGCAGATCGTCGAACTGGGTCTTCAGGCGCTTGGCGGCGACGTCGGTCAGCTGTTTGTTTGTCTTGAGCCAGGTGCTGGGCCGGGCGCCATTGGCGATCCAGCGGTTGGCCTGCTGCTCCAGGGCCATGGTCAGGCCGATGGAGTCGCGGCCCAGGCCGATGTTCGAGACGCCGACCAGGGAATTGAAGGTCAGGTCCCGCAGGTGGAAGATATCCTCGGACGCGATGGCGACCGGGAAATCGGCCAGCATGGCGATCTGCCACAGGCCGATTCGGTTGACGTTGTAGAACACCCCGCCGTCGCCGGCCTCGAGCACCATCACCGCGTCCGGGTTGATCGGGATCAGCTCGATCGGGTTTCCCCGATAGTCGCGGCGGATGGCGGCATAGGCGTTGCCGCGCAGCAGGAACCCCGTCCACATCTGGCGGTCGAATTCGAACCAGGTCTGCTGGCGGTTGGGCCGCGCGAACAGGGCGTTGAGCGGGTGATCGCCGTCGCGCACCTCGCTGCCATCGTCCGCGCGACTGTACAGATAGGGCGAGCAACGGGCCAGGTCCGTCGCCAGGCGGTTGACGCAGGCGTAGACGGTCATCACCGTCATGGCCGTGGCCTGGCTGATCTGGGCGCCCGAGGCCGAGGCGACCGAGCCCAAGGGCGGGATCATGCCATAGGACGGCGTGCCCCCGCTGGCCCGCTGGGCTGGCGCGGCCATGCGGCTGAGCAGGCCCATCAGTCAGCCTTTCGCGCAAATAGCCAGGCGCCGGCCAGCAGGACGGCGCCTGCCACGATGAGGCCGGCGGGGCGGTAGATCAGGGCGACGCCCCACACGATCAGGGCGGCCCCGACGACCCCCGCCGCGTCGGTCGCGTACTCGGCGAGGAAGGCCGCGAGGCCGGTGCGCGGGGCGGGATCGGTCATGAATGGCGTCCCGCCTCAAAGCACGAGCAGGCCGCGCTCCTCGTAGACGGAGCGGCGGGTGTCTGGGTTGGTGGCCATCACGGTGACGGCGTCGAACAGGGCCATGGCCGGGTCGATCTTGGCGGCGCCGGCGGTCTGCTTGGTGGCGCGGATGGCGGTGGCGGTGGCCTCGATCTTGAGGTTGCCCACGCACCAGTCCATCAGCGCCTGGTCGGCGTGGATCAGGGTGCCGTTGGCCAGTTTGCGCTCGGCGGTCTTCAGCGCGTTCATCAGGGCGATGCCCTGGGGCGCGCCGACCAGGTAGTCGTGGCCGTAATCCTTGTTGTCCACCAGGATGCCGACCTCGGCCAGGGCGTCGACCAGCTCGCCCAGGCCCGCCGGATCGACGGCCACGCAACACAGCAGGCCCGCGTCGCGGATCCGCACGATGATGTCGACGATCTGGGCGATATCGGCGGGGCGGCCGTCCTCCATGGCGTCGTCGTCGAGCAAGGTGAGCTCGCCGGCGCGCTCCAGCTCCAGCAGCTTGCTGGCGATGGACTTGCGCCGCTCCAGCACGATGCGGTGGGCCCAGGCGTGGCTCCAGGACAGCCAGCGCTTGATGCGCTTCTTGCCGTTGACCGGTTCCTGGCTTTCTTCCGGCGCGGCGTCAGCCCGCACCAGGATCTCCTGGGGCTCGCGGCCGACCACCGACAGGCCGTAGAGGTCGTCCAGGCCCCCGCCGTCCAGCCCGACCACGATCACCTCGCAGCGGGCGATGATGGCATCCAGGGTGATGGCGGCGTCGGCGCGGCGTTTCCAGAATTCCGAGCCGGCCCAGCTGTCGGACCGCGCGGCCATGCCGGGCTCGACGTTCAGATGCTTGGCGAAGAAGCCGACGAGCGACTTGGCGCCCTCGTTGCGGGCCTTTTCATATTGGTCGCGCAGGAATTGCTCGTCGACCGACGCGCCCAGATTTGGATTCGGCACGTAGAAATTGGCGGGGTCCTTGTAGGCCTCCGACTTGATCATGGCCTCGGGGAATTCGTAGAGCAGGCCGAGCGACCGGGGCGCCAGGATCTTGCCGTCGCGGATGTCGCGGAAGCGCCGCAGCCAGTCGAGGAACACGCCGGTGGGCGGCTCGTCGCTCTGGGTCGACAGGGCGATGACGAAGCCCTCTGGACGGCTGGCGAGGCCTCCGATGGCCTCGCGCAGCATGTTCCGGGCGCTCTCGCGCTTGCCGAACAGCCATAGCTCGTCGACCAGGACGCCGGTGGTCTTCTTGCCGCCCACGGTTTCGGAGTCGGCGGCGACGATCTTGAGCTGGGCGCCCGTGACGCGGTGCTCGATCAGCCGCTGGTGGGCGACCGGCTTGAGGATGCGCCGCAGCTCGGGATGCTCGGCCACCATGTCCATGGCGGGCTCGGCCGAGTTCTTGGCGACCTCGATGGTGGGGGCCAGGATGGTGAATTCAGCCGAGTGGCGCTCGTTGCGCAGCAGCTCCGTGATCATGATCCCGGCGGCGCGGGTGGACTTGGTGTTCTTCTTGGCGATCAGCTCGAAGAATTCGTTGATCTCGCGCCGGCCGGAGACGGGGTTATAGGCGCCGAACACCGCGCTCGGCAGGTCGAAGATCCAGTCGCGGCCGATGTCGCCAAAGGTGGGCTTGCCCAGCACATCGACAATTGGCAGGTCGCGGAACACCTCCAGGGCGGCCGCCGCCTCGTCGGGGAAGAGCGGGCCGCAGGGCAGGATCGAGCGGCCCTCGACGATGCGCTGCGCCCAGTCCGGGCATGCGGTCGACCAGGTCGCGGTCAAGCGCGCACCG